GCACCTCTGCCTCCACCTCCACCTCCGCCTCCTCCACCCCGGGGGTTCCCACGACCGAACTATCTTTTTTCTTCCACGTTTTCACCCCCGAATAACCCAACATTGGTTGATCCTCGCACACACTGGCACCAAACGTTCTATATGAACCATTTGTCCAAACTGACACATATTTACAGTTAGGATCATCATTGCATAACATTGCACCCTGCTTTAAATACTCACTATACGTATCGTTCATCGTTCCATCTGCTTTAAGAAATGATGCAGCAGGTTGAGAACCTAAATCTCTGGACCCCTTTACATACCCCTGCTTAATGAATCCAGTAATTTCAGGATTTTCGGGTGTTCCACTGTTGGTTCCACATGACTGAAACTTTGAACCATATTGTGCATATCCATGAATAGGACCCTGAATGTCTGGATCTACCCAATCTGTTTTTTCCCATATTTTATGTTCAGTGTCCATGTGAACAGCCTGTGGGTGCTTACAATCACTCTTTTTAAATGTTCTCACGATAGCTTTTGATCCATTTAGTTCTAGATACTGACAATTTTTATCTTTGTTACACAATTCTATACCCCTCTTCAGTAATGTTTGGTATTTATATGAGAAAAAATCTCTCCAACTCACCTTTTCTTCACCCTCTTTACGTAAATATTCATTGGCAAGGGCGCTTCCATGATTATTACACTTCTTGTAACGAGAGACTGGATTATATCCCATGAACGATTGTGCATGTTTCTCTGTGGTGCTTAGACCAGCACCGATTTCTGGGGGAGGTTCGGGTCTCAAAGGTTGATCATCATCTCTTTTGAATATTTTATAGTCGTGGTCAGTCAATCGGTTGAATGGTGGAATTCTCTGACCTTCACAGACAGAATACATTTCTCCTCCACCATTTTTCCTTACACTTATGAAATTACAGTTATGTTCAAGTTCACATTTATCTTGGGCATTTTTAACATACTTCTTGTACTCATCAGAATCGTAACTCACTTCCGGTCCTTGAATATCGATCTGCGAAGAGTCACTATTAAATCTATCAAGGTATTCTTTTGTTTCACACACCAAACCAGTATCCGTAGGTGGTGGATTTCGCCAGGAAAATTTATCGTCCACTTTTATACTTCTGTTCACAAGGGCTGTATATCCATTTATTTTTTGAGGTGAGACCTGGGAGAAACTGGGAAGATCTTTTGCTGCGACTGTATCATCAACCTTTTTCCACGTTGTCACATTGTTCCGGTTTACGGTGTCTTTACATTGACTCTCTGTATACGTCCTATATCCACCATCCTTCCAGACGGTCACATACTTACATCTATCATCTTCATTACATTTGTAGGCTGCGCGTCGCTGATACTTTTGGTAGTAAGGGTCGTCAAAAGATGTGGCTTGCACTCTGTCTTCACCCGGGTTAACAAGCTCCCATCCACCACTACTATATAGTGCTCTCCCCGAACACTGTTTACCTAAAGCATCATCTCCACTGTCTGAATACCCATTCAAAGTTGTGGGTTCTCTGGGACATGCATTAGTATTACATGCTTGTGTTTGTGTAGGTTCTGGACAGGCATTCCCCCCATACACAGGATTCTTTAGAGTAGTCCACGTGCGAAATTGTGTGCCTCCATCACATTCTTCGGTGCACTTAGACCATTCAGACCACTCACCAGAACAATCGATGGGCTCTGGAGCTGGAGCTGGAGCCGGAGCTGGAGCTGGAGCTGGAGCAGGAGGAGGGGGCATCCCCATGGGTGGGGGTGGGGGTTTCCTGTCTGATAAAGGTGGTGCAGACTGTATGGGTTCAGCTTTCACGTTGTCCATTTGTTTTCTCCAAAACTGTGAGTTTCCAACCCTGTTTCTTTCGGTAGTTTCTACAGGTTCGGGTTCGGGTTCGGGTTCGGGTTCCAAGGTAACCGACCTGTTACCGGCGATAGCGGCCGCCATCACCGAACCGAGCATCAACAGGATCTGGGCCATATCTATAGTATGCAGAGATTTTATACAAGTTTTGAAACATCATTGATTTTGTTGAGGATGTTGAAAAATTTGTAAATTGAATCAACCTCCTTGGGATTGATGATCTCAAGTTCAATCTGGTAAGATGCTTCCTCTTCTGAGTCCATGTCTGCATTGTCACCTGAGGAGATTGTCATGTCGATACTCAGATTCTTGCGGATGAAAGAATGCCTCGTCTTGGTTCTCTTCCTGTCCATCTCATATTCACCAGATGTCGGAATTTCCCTGGCAATACAAAACCTAACATCCAACGGTTGGTCACTGTCAACAAAGTCTTCTTTGTGAACCTTGATCTTTTGAATCATTTCCTGTTCTCCAGAATCTTCATCACTAGTGATTCTGACACTGTTTGAGTCATTGTAAAAAACTTCAACTGTCTTTGACTTCTTTTCCTCCCACCCATCGTATTTCTTCAAAGCTTTGAGAACCTTTTTCCAGACATCTTTTCCAACGTTCGTGTCGAAAAGGGATCCATTGTGACGCCCAAGACGAATTTCGACTTCAATGTCTCCTTCGTTCTTGTGAGTCTCAAAAAGGGGGATGGTCTTGTCTACGATCTTCTGAATATCCATGTTGATTGTTCTTGTCATTTATGATATTGCGTCTTTCCCTTAAGTGTTTAATGTTCATAAAATTTAATGAAGGGTATAGAAAATCAAGGAAATACATGTTATTTCAACACCGCTCTTCAATGCATACTTTATATCCCAGTCTTGTCGAATCATTACATCAGACATCCATATCAGGGTGAATGTAAGTTTTCTAGGGCGTATTCCGACTTGACGAAAGAGTATTGGACAAAGGGCCAGAGTAATGTCAACGTGTCTGTATTGCTCACTTTGTTTCAGGAACAGTTCCCGAGATTCAAGAAAAATGAGCAACACGATGTCCAGGAGGCCCTCTTATGTATCATCGATATTTTGGAAAAAACTACACCGGAAATCAAAAAATGGTTTTACGGAAAGAAGGTTCAGGAGACTATTTGGCCCATGGGAAAATCAACAAATGAAGAAGACTTCTGTATCCATTTGGTCACTTCTACTGGTAAGGATATGGGTGAAACTCTATCAAAGAGCACTGATTGGAATGTCATAGACAATTACATAGATGACGATGGGAAAAGACATAACCTGGCTACTACACGCATGGTATTCTCTCAACTTCCACGAGTTCTTGTCATTTCATTTGACAAAAAGTGTCACGTCCAGGTTTTGGAAAAACTAATAATAGATAACAAGGAATACAATTTAATTTCTACAGCTCTTCACGTAGGAAATCAAAGTGACGGTCACTACGTCAGCTTTGTGAAAAGGAGGAACAAATGGTTTTTGATTGACGATGAACACATGAAAGAACACAATCTACCTGAACAGGGTGGTTTTTACCTCATGGTTTACAATCTAAAAACTCCTTCATCTCAATGTTCTCCTTGATGTTGACAATAGTTCTGTAAAACGTTCGTCTGTTGTTGGGGTAATTCTTGTCAGTTCTCCGTTTCAGTGGTCTCCACCACATGGGTTCTTCCCACGTTACGTATGTGCATTCAATTATCGCACCATCCTCCATCCAGGGTTTGTCTCGCACCCGGTCGTGTGGAATCTCAGACTCAAAAAACAATTTCCCCTTTTCTTGAACATACAATCTCCACGTGGGTCGTCCCTCTTTAAATCCAGGTGTTTCTCGTGAAGGTTCCCACTTTACGAGAAAGTCCACTGTATTCTTTTCACGGGGTTTCCATTTAAACATAGTCTCATGGGTCCCGATTCGTATAGGATCATTGACCGGTGTAAACACGAGACCATCGATATCCTGCTTAACTGTGGGGAGATATTCATCCATGAAGATTCTAAAATCTTTCATCGAGTGAAACTGCTTACACTTGAGCCTGTATTTGTCAGACTTCATGCATATCATGGACTTCAGCATGGCTTTGCAAGCGTCCATACGTTTATGTAAATTCAAGTTCCATACCATCTCCCCCGAGACAATTACGGCATCGTATACCATGAGGACATTTTCATAGAGTTCACCATCAAGAATTGTTCCTTCATAGGCAGACTTCTTCAAGTTGATAGGAACTTCAAACATCCTGAAAGATCTATTCACAAGAAGACACTTTTTCTTTCCCTCATACATGAGGGCTACGAGCATGTGCCTCTCCCCATCGGTCTTCTCACACACGACGTATTCACCACCCTTCAAAATGGGAAAATGTTTACGTTCAATGGAGATTGGTTGAGGTCCTGGGAAGTAGTCCTTACTACCCCATACTTTATGTATGTATGATACGACATATTTATAAAGTGGGGAATCCACCTCTATAGACATGTTTAAAAAACAAACAAAACCTTTAATTCAGTTTTACACTCGCCGCGTTCAGAATGTTTGATATACACTCATGTGTATATGTCTGGATCAACTTAGATGCTGAAAATGCATAAATTTTGACACCATTTTCGATCAGGTTTTCAAACATGTTGGGGTATAGCCTCCACGTGCCCTTCTTTTTATTTTTGATATGTTTGATGACAGTTTTTGGTATCATTACCCAAACTTTGGCACTCGTAGACACAACATTATAAAACTGTGGTGAAGTCTTCTTTCCTAGAACAGTATCAAACTCGAGACCCATTTGTGTTGTGGGTTCTTTTGATTCGGACTTCACTTTTTCTTTGAACATGTCCCAATTAATCCCCTCCTTGACACCCGGGAATACAACTAGCCCTGCATTTTCATTCACCTCTAAACTTTTATTGAGTGAAAGGTCGTCAACCCCTATACCAAAATCGATGAAAAGGATTCGGTCATACTTTTTCATACACTGTTCGATGGTTTCAATTTTTTCGAGGGTGTCATCATTCACGTAGACGATTTGATGATTCACTGAATTCTGAAGACACTTTATGTTTAGTCTCAATATAGAGTGTAACGTCTTCACATGGCACGACTTCGATCTCGTGACCACTATCGTCACAAACTTCATACGATAGTATCGTTTTTAAGCCTTAAGCCTTTCATCCATGCACCCACTGAAAGGTAGATTACCTACATGACCCAGTGTGGTATTCACGTCTGCGAAAATTTTACCACCCGCTTGTTGCCACCTCCGACAGAAGGCGTAATCTTCTGACAAATATCGTTTAGATTCTGGATCAATCATACAATCAAAAGCCGCGTGGTAATCATCAAAGTCACGGTTCTGGTGATCATTTTTACACCATAACTCTGGAAACTTTTCTTCAAGTTTCTTGAAAACTAGTCGACTGATGAGCATGAACCCAGTTGGACCATCTAAAATCTCAACGAAACCATCCTCTATCGTTCGTCGAGTCGCACCTATATTGACGACGAGACTGGAAGAAAGCATCGACATATCACGTTCATCATCGTTACGAACAGCGCTAGCAGCCTGTTCCCACATTACCACCTTTTTGGGGTAGCATGCGACAGACAGTTCGTGTCCAGATTTGATGAGACGGACAACGGCGTGGGGATCAAACTCTATATCCGCGTCTATAAACATTATAAAGGCTTGTTCACCCAGCGCCACTGATCGCCGTCTCGATGTAACTCAAATAGGTCAGGGTAATCCTCGGACTTGC